ACCTTTTTACAATCAAAAGTACGTTGGCATTTAGGTTATAACTTAACTTCAATACCTGCTGGTGATCAGGCTAGGCTTGAAGAAGCACTAAATAATGTACAAGATTCTTTTTGGGTTAGTAAAATTGTTGAACAATTAGGTCGTTGTGACGAAGCTGAAAAGCGAACAGACATGACAGGTAGTATTAACAACGATACTATTCCAAGAAACAGAATTGAAAGTATTGCTGGTGATGTTGATAGAACAGTTGCAACTTCAGATTTTCGTGAAACTTTAAAGACTTGGACAGAGATTTATATTTATGAAACTGATAGATTAGCAATGCATTTATACGTTCCTAACTACAGAAATCCAGCTCAAGCAAGATATAGATTTAATAGAGAAGGGGCAGAGTTTATACAAGCTCTGCCAGGACCTGCCGATGTAGCTGTAGGAACAAGAATATTATTAGAAACTAATCATAGATAATGGTTTTACCTTCAACTAAACTTGGATATACTCTAGGTATAAAAAGAGATAGGGATATTATTAGTCCAAGAGAAAGACAGAAAGCAAGTCCCTTCAAAGGTAGACGTATTAGAATGGCAGGAGAAAAGCGAGTAGATCTATTTTCTGTTCGCCCTGATGAAGCACCTTTTTCTTATACAAAAGGTACTAATCTACCTAAACGATTTACTCAAACTTTAGACATTCCAATTGAAAGGGAGGACGAGGACTAAATGGCTAACAAAAAAGGTAAAATGCCACCACAATTATTAGAGTATTTTAAAAATAAAAATAAAAAGAAAGAAGATGGCAAGGATATGTCCGATAAAGAAAAGCGTAAAGAAGCTTTAGATAAAGCTACTAAAGCTAAGGATAAGAAAGAAGAAAAGAAAGATAAGTAAAAAACCCTTCCTATATAATTAAAACAAGTCCTATGAATAAATAACGTGGCAAGTAGTAGTTCAAACAAACAACCGTTAATGGTTGACCGCCCAGCAACGAATTCAACACTATGTACAGTTGCGTCTGGGCAGTCATTTTTAACAAGTCTAATTCCAACAGCGGTTGGTAATGCAACAAAAGTATTTGATGTTGACTCTGCACAAACAGATACTTCAATTAGTGGTGCATATATAGATGAAATTTGGTTTAGATATGCAAAAAGATCAATTGAAAAAATAGATGCAGTTACTGCAGTGCAAGGAACTTATTCAGCTACTGGTACAGTTTGTACAGTAACTTTAGGTTCAGGTCATAATTTAGAGATCGGACAAAATATATTTCTTGACTTTTTAACATATAGTGCAGGAACTTTTCCTAAAGACGATACATTTACAGTTGACAACACAACAAACTTTACAAGTACAACCTTTGATGTAACCGTACCTACTATTGCTGGTGGAGCAACAATTACTGGTAATGTCAATTTATCTTTACCTACTGATTTTTGTTTTTATCTTGTAAGCACAGGAACTATAACTAATATCAACCAATTTTTCCCTTTATTTGTTGCAAGTGTACCATCCGATAAGCCTTTTTACAGTCTAACTTTAGAGGAAATATTACCTCTTATCAATCATCCTACAGTTCAAGCAGGAGCTAATTTTGGTAGTGCAAATAATGAAGTTGCTCCAAAACAAAGAGGATTGATGTTGAGAAGAGGACAAGCTTTATATGTAGCTGCTAGTGGTTCTACTGCATTAACAAATGGATTTTATTGTAACGTACAAGGTGGTTTCTATTAAAGATTATGTCTTTCGGATTTAAAAAATTCGAAGATAAATCTAATTTCGAATTAAAAAATAATTTTAAAAATTTTGATAATATTCCAAAAAAACCTAGTGTTTATCCACGAGGATCTGATGGTTATGCATTAGAAAGTGAAGTTAAATTTTATAATCAAGATTCTTTATGGACTAGATGGAGAAGAGGATATGAATTATATACATTTACACAACAAATACTAGGATCCACTTCTAAAGAAAGAGATACAAGAGGAGACTATAGATTATTTTTTACATTTCAGCAATTTCCTGGAGTTTTTATTCCTGCAAGAATATTTACTTTTCCATCTACTAATCAAGAATTAGGAGAACATATATGTGGAATGAGAGATACAGACGGGTTTAGTTTTTATGATTTTGGATTACCAATATTAGATGTTAGATATTTAGCTCCTCAAGTCAATGCAACATACTCGCAGAACGGAACATCTTTAACAGTTACTAAAAATGATCATGGATTATTTCTAGGAGATAATGTTTATTTAGATATAACCACTGGTGGTGGGACAGATGAGACTTTAGAAATTATAAGTAAAACTCAAAATAGTTTTACTGTAACTGCGTCGAATGCTGCTGTAACTTCAGGTAATCTTGTCTATCATAATTCTACAGAATTTAATGATACTCGATGGAGATTTGTAAGAGTAAAACTTAGATCTTTACCTACAGAAGTTGCTTTCTTAGCAGGTGAAAGAATGGCAGATCGAATAGTCGAAAGAGATTCAGGTATATCTTCTACTTATTCAAGAGTGGGTAAAGTTGTTACTGTAACTTGTAGCTCTGCTCATGGATTATCTACTGATAATAAAGTTTTTGTAGATGTAAGTACAGGAGCTTTACTTTCAGGTAGATATACAATTGAAGTTACAAGTGCAACTCAATTTAAATTTACTACAATCCCGACTGGTAATACTTCAGGAAATTTAAAATTATTTAGATTAATTAGAGGATTTAGATATGATGATTATGTTGGATATACAGTTACTGGATCTGACGCAACCACAAATGAAATAATCTTTCAGAAAGCAGATAGCTATGGTGCTAAGACTGTAGACACAATAGCTAAAACAACTGTACCAGCTCATAGAGGTTTTGCAGTAGGAAGATTTTTGACTACAGAATTAAGATGGAATTGTTCTTGTCAAGATTTTTCTAGAAGGGATAGTTATGATTTATTCAGTAGAAATAATCACGAGAAGTTTCCTGTAACTGCAATTAGAGATACAAAGCCAGGAAATATAATTCAAAATGATGGATCTATAGATGAAAGAAGAGATGAACCTGGAGTTTTTAGAGATCTAGGTTATGTCACAATAAACAATTTTTATGAGTTACCAGAATATGAAGATGAGAAACAAGATTCTTTCCAAAATTTACAATATTATCAACTACGTTGGTGCAAGCATATTTATGCTGCAATGTGGTCTATACTTCATGATGAAGGTAATGAGCCACTGAAGTTAGCTGCAAAATATAATCAAGATGGTGTAAATATTACTGTAGATTTTGAAAATCATAATTTAAATAAAAATGATAAAATTCAACTAAATTTTACAAGTGGAAATGCAATATCAGGTGAATATACAATTACTGATGTTCCTAATCCAAATAGTTTTACTGTTGTTTATCCTTTCACGCAAACTACTGGTGGATATGTAACTGTAGAAAATTTAAAGAAACATGAATATGTTGGAGCGTGGTTGTTAGAACCTAGTGATAAACCAATTGGAAAAGGACTTGAAAGTTGGGAAAAGAGATGGGCAAAAGAAAAAAGAAAAATGCAAGAAGCTGTAGAAATTTTTGCTTTATATAATCGTTCAACAAAATGGCAAGGTAACAAAAATATTATTGGTGATTTTAATTTACCTCAAGATGTTGCTGATTTTGATCCTTCTGTTATTGCCATGACTTTAACGGATAGTTTAAAAAGAGATGCAAAAGGTGATTTAGATAGATCGGGTAAACAATTAAATACTACAAACAGAATGATTGCTATGGTAAATAAATTATTTAATAAATCCCCTACAGTTTTGGATGATATAAAGTTTGGGATAGTAAATAAACCACTAACAGAATTTACTAATACTTTTGAAGTTGGATTGTTAAAAGCAGGAGATTATATTAATGGTGAACTAGTAGATGCTACAGCTAATACAAGTAATATGGATGCTGGTACATATAATCCAGAGACTGCCCAAGATACAGTAGTAGATGCAGGTTTATACATAAATGTTTAATTATGGCAGTACAGATTCAGACTCGTAGATCAAGCACAGCTCATGATAGACCTTTCCCAATAAGATTAGGAGCTGGAGAGTTAGCACTTAATAATAACAATGTAAGTCCAGGATTATTTTTTGCAGATGATACTACTGCACCAAATACTGGATTAATAAAAGTAGGTCCTGTACATATAGGAAGCACTGCACCTAATAATGCAGCAGCTGGTTTTACTTCTTCTAGTAAAGGAGAGACTTGGTTAGATACAGCTAGTACACATATATTTAAAGTTTATGATGGAGCAGCTTTTCAGACCGTGAAAGCTGTTGTATCTGTTTCTGCAGGGCAACCAGCTAATCCAATCAATGGTCAATTACATTGGGATACAGCTGCAGGAGGTAATGGAGTATTAAAAATATATTTGTCTTCTGTAGGTGGATGGGTAAATGCCTAATTATTTATTTAATAAATGATCTAAAATTCTATCTAATTTAGAATGTACTGCTTGCATTTCTCTTAAAAAATCTTCTTTTAAGACATAATCATGTAAAACTTCATTTTTTAATTTATCTAAATTTCTTTCTACATTTTCAAATCTTCTATCTAATTTTTTACTGAAATTCCCTAAAGCCCTTGTTATACCAGCAAAGGCTCCAATACTTCCTGAGATAATAGCTGCAATAACCTGTGGTTCCATACCTTAATTATAATAGTAGGCACAGTTTAAAATAGATAATTATATGTAAATAAAATGGCAACAGGATACGAACCGAACATAGAAGGAGCTATTGCAGCAATGCGAGATCTAATGATAGCTAATAATGTTACTATGACTCGTCAGCCGTATGAGCCTAATTACAGAGGTTTAGTTGATACTGTTGTTGATCTTAAAGAAGGATTTCCATCTTTTGCTCCTGCACAGGTAGTTTTCAATGCAATTTGTTTTGAAAATGTTGCTGATGGGGATGCTTTATTTATGAGAACTAGTGATGGAAGAGTAGGTAAAGCTATAGCATCAGATGGAACTGCAGAAAATGCTGTAGTGGTTGGATTTGCAAATATAGCTGCCAATACTGGAGAGACATTACAAGTTGTAGTTGCAGGTGTAAAAACATTGTCAGGATTAAATGCAGGTGATTTATATTTTCTTTCTGCATCAACAGCTGGAGCTATTGTTGAAACTCCTCCCTCTTCAGCAGGTCAGGCTGTTGTGAGAGTTGGGGAAGCTGGCACTACAACAAAATTTGCCATTCAAATAGAACCACCAATTAAATTAAGCTAATGTCCTACGAACCATATTCACCTAATGCTCAAGGTCTTACTGAAGCATTAATTGATTTAAAAACAGCCTTTCCTGGAATAGTTGCTCAAAAAGTTACTGGTTATGAAACTACTGCTTTTGAAAATTTAAATCAAGGTGATGCTGTTTATTCAAGAGCTAGTGATGGACAGATTGGAAAAGCGATAGCAAGTAGTACTTTAGATAAAGCATTTGTAGCTGGATTTGTTGAAACCACTGTTAGCCAAGGGCAGACAGCAAGAGTCATTGTAGCTGGAGCCATTGCAAATTCAGGACTAGATGCAGGTGATGAATACTATTTATCTGCTGCCTCCGCTGGAGGTATTGTAAAAACTCCACCATCTGCTGCAGGGCAATATGTTACAAGGGTTGGAGAAGCTGTAAATACTGCTCAACTAGTTATCAGAATTGAACCTCCTATGCTTTTAAGCTGACAGTTTGGTCATCGTAAAATAAATATTAATAAGTTCTTTCGGTTAGGACTTGATAGAGATAAGAAATGGCAACTAGGAAGTCGTTAGTACTAATCTCTGGTTTAACTCAGGAGTTAAATTCATCTTCTGATAAATTAGATTTTGCAGGGAATAGTACTTCAGATTTAAGCGAGGGCACAAACCAATATTTTACTAATGCAAGGTCTAGAGGTGCTCTTAGCGTTGCCTCTGGATCAGGTCTTACTTATAACTCAACTTCTGGTGAATTAAGCACTAGTGCAATTCCTAATGCTCAATTAGCAAATTCTGCTCTTACTATCGGAGGAACTAGTGTCTCATTAGGTGCAACACAGACAACATTCACAGGTTTATCATCTTTAGCCTCAACAACATTGATAGCTGGTACTGAAGATGCAGCTAATTCTATTGAGATTGGTGGTGGAAATATTACATTTGAAGGCTCAACTGCGGATGGAAATGAAACTATATTAACTGCTACGGATGCTACTGGTGGGGATAAAACTATTACCTTACCAAATAATTCAGGAACAGTTGCATTAACAAGCGATATTGTTTATCCAGTAACTTTAACTAATACTGTAACTCTTACAAATAAAACTTTAGCTCTTGGCTCAAATACAATATCAGGAACTCTAGCTCAATTTAATACTGCTGTTACTGATGCAACTCTCGTTTCTACAACAGGATCTGAAACTTTAACAAATAAATCTGTAAACCTTGCAAATAATACTTTAACTGGAACATTTGCTCAATTTAATACCGCTGTTTCAAATGCCACATTAGTTTCAACAACAGGTACTGAAACTTTAACAAATAAAAGCTTAACTGCCCCAGTTCTTACAGGATCTTCAGCTTCTGCAGGAAGCATAATTTTTAGAGAAGATACTGATAATGGAACAAATTCTGTAACTCTTAAAGGTGCTGCATCAACTTCTGATGTAACAATAACTCTACCAGCGGAGACAGGAACTGTACTTACAACAGCATCTTCAATCGCTAACAGTAATCTTGCTAACAGCTCATTAACCATTGGTAGCACTGGAATTGCTCTTGGAGGAAGTGCTACAACATTTACTGGATTAGCATCCATAACTTCTACAGCTGTAGTCACAAATGATAGTGGATTCAGAATTCGAAATAATTCCGATAATTCAAAAATTCTTGCTTTTGATTTAGCATCAATTTCAGGAGGGACTACAAGAACTTTAACTGTTCCCGATGCAACTGATACTTTAGCTTTATTGGCAGCAACTCAGACATTTACTAATAAAACTTTAACTAGTGCTGTTTTAAATGGAGCTATATCAGGAACATCAATAAAAGATGAAGATAATATGTCTAGTGACTCTGCTAGTCATCTTGCCACTCAGCAATCGATTAAAGCTTATGTAGATGCAGAAGTAGCAGGTATCACAGGAGATATAACAGCTGTTACAGCAGGAACAGGATTATCAGGAGGAGGTACCTCTGGAGCTGTTACTTTAAATATTGATTCAACAGTTGCTACTCTCACTGGATCTCAAACTTTAACAAATAAATCTTTAACAAGTCCAGCAATAACAGGAAGTTTAAGTGGAGATGCTTTTCTAGATGAAGATAATATGGCTAGTAACTCAGCCACAAAAGTTGCTTCACAACAATCAATTAAAGCTTATGTAGATACTGAAATAGCTGGAATAAGTGCCGACATCACAGCTGTTAATGCTGGTACTGGTTTATCTGGAGGAGGTAGTTCAGGAGCTGTAACTTTAGCCATAGATGCAACAGTTGCAACTCTCACTGGATCTCAGACACTAACAAATAAAACATTAACAAGTCCTACTATATCTAACCCCTCTATCACAGGAGATATTAGTGGAACTGGTAATTTAATACTTACATCAACAGATGCAGGTAGTTCTGCTGCACCAGAATTTGAATTGTATAGAAATAGTGCTTCTCCAGCAGATGCAGATTATTTAGGTCAAGTTAAATTTACAGGTGAAAGTGATGATGGAAGTAAAGAAGTTTATGCAAAAGTTACAGGTAAAATTGATGATGCAAGTTCTGGAACAGAAGATGGAATTATTGAATTTGCACATAGAAAGGCTGGTTCCAATGTTATTACTGGAAGATTTAAAAGTACAGTATTTCAATTATTAAATGGTACAGATTTAGATGTAGACGGAACTATTACTGGAAATTTAACTGGTAATGTAACTGGTAATGTTTCTGGATCATCAGGATCAACTACAGGAAATGCTGCAACTGCAACCGCTTTACAAAATGCTCGTACTATAGGTGGAGTGTCTTTTGATGGAACTGCAAATATAAATCTCCCAGGTGTCAATACCTCTGGAAATCAAGATACTTCTGGAACAGCAGCAATAGCAACAACAATTACAGTTGCAGATGAATCTTCTGATACTTCATGTAATGTTTTATTTACAACTGCTGCCACTGGTAATCTTGGTCCAAAGTCAGGAACAAATTTAACATTCAACTCTTCATCAGGAGTGCTAACAGCAACAGGATTCGCTGGTGCCTTAACAGGTAATGTGACTGGTAATGTTTCTGGATCATCAGGATCTACTACAGGAAACGCTGCTACAGCTACAGCTCTAGAAACTGCAAGAACAATTGCAGGAGTTTCTTTTGATGGAACTGCAAATATATCTTTAAATAATAATGCAATTACAAATGGTGCTGGATATCTAACTTCAGTTGGAACATCAAACATAACCGACGATGCGGTAACTTATGCCAAAATTCAAAACGTATCAGCTACAAGTAGAATTTTAGGTAGAGAATCCAGTGGTGCTGGAGCTATCGAAGAAATCACACCTGCTAATTTACGCACCATGATTAATGTTGAAGATGGTGCAGATGTCACCGATGCAACTAATGTAAATGCTGCTGGTGCAGTAATGAATAGTGATACATCCACTTCAGCTATGCAGTTTGTTGTAGATGAAGATAATATGTCATCTGATAGTGCTACAAAAGTACCAACACAGCAATCAGTAAAAGCATATGTAGATTCTCAAGCAGGTGGAACAGAGTTTGCTGACAATGTATTTAGAGTAAAAGATAATTCAGATGCAACTAAAAAATTAGCATTTGAATGTTCAGGAATTTCAGGAAGTACAACTAGAACCCTAACTGTTCCAGATAGTAATGGGACAATAGGGACAGAAGATTTTGCTACCGCAATAGCAGTGGCTTTAGGATAGTATTATGGCAACCCAAGTTCAATTCAGAAGAGGAACAACAGCAGAGCACTCAGGTTTTAAAGGTGCAGATGGTGAAGTCACCGTAGATACTTCATTAAAGACTGTTGTAATACATGACGCAATTACAAATGGAGGTTTTCCATTATTAAGGCAAGATGGAGCAAATGCTTCATTAGCAGGCGGAAATGTTAATCAGTGTGCTTTAAAATTTCAAGGAGATTCAAATACAGGTCTAATAAGTCCTTCAGCAGACAATATATCTTTAGTAACTGGAGGAGTTGCACGTCTTACAATAGATTCTAATGGGTCAGTAACAATTCCAGGTAATGTAACTATAAATGGAACATTATCTGCAACTACTACCGATTTTTCCGATCAATTGGCATTAATTCTCGCTCTAGGCTGATATGGCAAATACCTTCAAAAGTGACACAAAAGCAAATGTTGTTACAGCAGTTATAACTGATAGCACCGCAGTAGTTGTCACAGCAGGTGGTAGTTCAACTTTAGTTTTATTAAGTGTTCTCCTCTCAAACAAAGTCGCAGCTAGTGCGGACGTAGATGTTTATCTTGAATCTGGTGGTGATGATGTTTATCTTTTACGAAATGCTCCAGTTCCTGCAGGATCTTCTTTGGAAGTTATAAGTGGGTCAAAAATAATTATGGAAGCAAACGATAAATTAAGAATAAGAACAGGCACGACAAATGCAATAGATGCAACTGTAAGTTATCTAGATCAGACTTAAGGAGGTATAACAAATGGCTCTTACTCAAGTTGGTTTTGAAAGACTAAATACAGCAACTACCAAGAAGATTGGTACGAATAAAAATTTAATAATCAACGGAGCTATGGAAGTAGCTCAACGTGGTACATCATCTACATCTGCTGGTTATCAAACTGTTGATAGAGTTCAGTTTGCTAAAGGTGGCACAGATGAAACACCTACACAGGCACAAGTTGATGTTTCAAGTGGAACAACACCTTACACATCAGGTTTTAGAAAAGCATACAAGATAACAAACGGAAACCAAACAGGTGGTGCAGGAACTTCTGATAATATTATTGCTTTTAGGTATCACATAGAAGCACAAGATATTGCAAATAGTGGTTGGAATTATACATCTACTTCTAGTTATATAACATTATCTTTTTGGATAAAATCTAGTGTTGCACAAAGTTTTCAAGGTGTACTTACATCTGAAGATGGCACAAGGCAAATATATCCATTTGCAACAGGTTCTTTAAGTGCCGATACTTGGACAAAAATAACAAAAACAATTCCAGGAAATAGTAATATAACTTTTGATAATGACGATGGAAAAGGACTTACACTAGAAATAATAGGTTTTTCAGGATCAGATTTTGCAACTGATAGTGCGACAATAAATGCTTGGCAAGCAAGAACTTCAGGTAATCAGTTTGGTAGAGCCAGTACATCAACATGGTACACAACAGATAATGCGACCTTAGAAATGACAGGATTTCAGTTAGAGGTAGGCAGCGTGGCAACAGATTTTGAGCATAGGTCATTTGCAGAGGAGCTTAACCTTTGTAAACGATATTTTCAAGTACATAATGAAAATGGTAAATTTACTGGAAATACCTCTTATTATAGAAGTGGAAGTATAGAAACACAGTTTAAATTTGAGCCAGAAATGAGAGCAACACCTACTTTTTCTGCTGCATCAGGTACTAATTATTATTATTTTTATAGAAATAATGGATTTGATAACTTTGATTCATGGGGGTCAACCAACGCTATGGGACAAAGAGGTGGTGCAGTAAATGCTTCTACAAGTAGTGCATCTAATGGAGAAGCAGGAGCAATGTATGTTAATACTGGTGGTACATTACACTTTAGTGCGGAGCTTTAAATTATGGCATATCCAACAAATCCTATTTATAAACTCGTAAAAGATTCTCTTTTATCAGAGATGCAAGGAAAAGACGTTATAAATCAGGTAAAAAAAGAAACAACTTCAGGAATTATAATTATTCCATTTGACGAAGCAAACAGTGATTATCAAGAATACCTTGCTTGGGTAGCAGAGGGAAATACAGCTGAAGCTCCTGATTCATTGACTTGGAATGATATTAGAGTAAAAAGAGATGGAATATTAAAAGATACTGATTGGACAATGACAACAGGTGCAACTGTAGATCAGGCTCAGTGGGCTGCATATAGACAAAACATAAGAGATATTCCTCAAACTTATAAAGATAAAACACCTGATGATGTTGTATGGCCGACACAACCATCAACTGCAGGACCTAATAGTTAAATTTTTTAAAATATTAGCAATAATTTTCAAAAATTAGCCTCTGTAAAATAGAAGAAGCAAATAAAAGATTTCAGTAAGCATGCCGTATATAGGTAATAATCTCAGATCGAATAATGCTTATAAAACGATTGATGATGTATCGAGTTCGTTTAATGGAAGTACCCAAACTTTTGCTTTAACAGTTAATAGTTCAGCTCCTGTACCATTTCCAAAATATGAGACACAATTAATAATTTCTGTTGGTGGTGTAGTTCAAGAACCAGGAACAGGTTTTACATTATCGGGAACAAATATAGTTTTTGGCTCTGCTCCAGCTGCAGGTGAAAGTTTTTTTGGTGTAATTTTAGCTGCTGCTGATTATTTAAATGCTGGTGGAACATTTCCTGATGGAACTACTGGAGTTCCCTCCATAACATTCTCTGATGATCCTGACACTGGAATATTTAGAAGTGGTTCAGGATTAATTTCTTTTGCTTCTAATGGAACTAAAGTTGCTACCCTCCCGTCGGGTCAGGGGAGTGCAAACCAAGTGCTTGCTACAGATGGTGCAGGTGTGCTCTCCTATGTTGATCAGTCAGGGGGTGGAGCTGTCGGAGGAGGCTCTGACAAGGTGATAATAGAGAATGGGACAACAATAACAACTAACTACACAATCGGTACTGAGTTTGGATCTACCTGCAATGCTGGTAGCTTTGGACCTATTACAATAAATGCAGGTGTGACCCTCACTATACCTAGCGGTTCAGTATATACGGTGGTTTAAATTATGCCTATTGCAATTAACGGATCAGGAACATTAACAGGAATATCTACAGGAGGTATCAGTGATACAAAAGCCATAGCAGACGCAGCTATGCCAGCAGGATCTGTTATTCAAATTGTAGAAGGTACACATAGTACACAGGTAATAAATAGTTCCACTACTTTGACCGATACAAATTTGTCAGCGTCTATAACTCCTAGTTCTTCTTCAAATAAAATTCTTGTTTTAGTTAATCAAGCATATATGACAGACAGAGATACTGGTTCTGGAGTTAATGGTAGATTGGTTTTACTAAGAGATTCTACAACAATAATTGAACACACTACGGGCATGAATAATACTTTAGGTTTTTCAGTGCAAAATTTTAATGATGATCTGACTATTGGAATGAGAGTACCTTTATCTAAACTTGATAGTCCAAATACAACAAGTTCAGTGACTTATAAAACACAAATTGCACCAATAGCAACAAGTAATAATGGAATTTGTATTGGACAGCCAAGTGATATGCACTCATTTATTCAACTATTGGAGATAGCAGCATGATATATAACAGAATTAGTGCTTTAAAAAGCTTAAAACCAAGTACACAATGGACTTGGACAGGCACAGATTATTCTGGTCTTAATTGGCTTGATTCTGGTTCAGCACCAACAGAAAGTGATCTAGATGCAGAAGTTACAAGATTAAATAATGCAGAACCCATGAGATTACTAAGACTTGAAAGAGATAAAAGACTTGCAACTTGTGATTGGAGAGCTAGTTCTGATTTGACACTTGCAGATAGCTGGGTAACTTATAGGCAAGCACTAAGAGATTTACCTGCATCTGCATCACCTAAAATAGATAGTAATGGCGATTTAGATATGACATCTGTTACTTTTCCAACGGAGCCTAGTTAACTATGAGTTCAATTAAATTAAAACATTCAGGTGGTAACAGCATGAGCATCGAAGCTCCTGCAACTAACCCTGCTTCTGATTTGGCATTAAAACTACCAGCAACTGTTGGAAGTGCTGGAGAGGTTTTACAAAATAGTACAACTGCTGGAACACTTGAAATGGGTTCTCCTTTCAGACCAGCGTTTAGTGCCTATACCAGTAGCAGTTATGATATTGCTTCAACAACTTTTGTAAAGGCATTATATCAAACTGAGCATTTTGATAGTGATAATGCATATGATGTTTCAACTTCTACCTTTACTGTTCCAGCAAATATGGGTGGTGCATATCAAATAAATGCAGCAGTTTCAGTTGACGATATAAATGATGGAACATATATAAGTATAACTTTATATATAGATGGTGCAGAAGCCACAGGTTTTTATAGAAAATTTGATTGGGTGTCAGGAGACAACAGAATAGCTACTAATAGTTTTAGTAATGTAGTAAAACTTACTGCTGGACAAACAGTAAATATTTATGTTTATCACAATTCAACTGGTACACAATCTAGTGAAAACTATTGCAACTATTTTTCAATGTTTAGACTTGGAGGAGTAGCAACATGAGCACATTAAAAGTTGGAGGAATCAGAGGAGTATCAGCATCATCAGATGCGATAACGGTAGCTAATGATGGTAGTTGTACTGCCAATCTTACAAACAGAACTAATAAAAACTTGATAATTAATGGAGCTATGCAAATAGCTCAACGTGGCACATCTTTCAGTGGTACTGCTCAACAATATACTCTTGACCGTATGCAAATGAATACTGCTGGAAATGATGAAATAGCACAGACAGAACAAGCAGCAGTTACGGCAGGTGGAGCATATACTTCTGGATTTAGAAAATGTATGAAAATTATAAATGGAAACCAAACAAGTGGTGCTGGTGCTGCTGATATTGTTCATTTAAAAATGGTATTAGAGGCACAGGATATTGCAAATAGTGGTTGGAATTATACTTCAACTTCAAGTTTTATAACATTATCTTTTTGGATAAAATCAAGTGTTGCACAAGATTTTCCTATAACTTTAAGATCAGAAGACGGAACACGACAAGTTTATAATATGACAACAGGAAGTTTAAGTGCTGACACTTGGACAAAAATAACAAAAACAATTCCTGGAAATTCTAACTTACAATTTGATGACAATGAAAATGCTGGATTGACACTATTTATTAATGCCTTTGTTGGAACAGATTACACAACAGGTTCATTAACACAAAATGCATGGTCAGCATGGAGTAGTGCTAAACAGGGAGATAATATGAGTTCATCGTGGTATACAACAAATGATGCGACCTTAGAAATTACAGGACTTCAATTAGAAGTAGGCAGTGTTGCAACAGATTTTGAGCATAGGTCATTTGCAGAGGAGCTTAACCTTTGTAAACGATATTTTAATATGGTTAATGGTGGTAATCAATCAGCAGCTATATATGGTATTGCATATGCTAATAGTAACTGTCATATTATTTTTAATTATCCAGTAGAAATGAGAACAGCAGCTTCAGCATATTTAGTAAATGGGACTGATTATTGGGCATATATTAGATATTCTTCAACTGTAGATGCTTTTGATACTCTTACTCAAAATATATCTACTAGTAAAAACCACATGGAATTAATGGGTAGTGGAAATATGAGTAATAGTGGATATGCAGGTATAATTAGACCAAATAACTCTACTGCTAGACTTGGTTTTGACGCAGAACTTTAATTATGGCCTATCCAACAGATCCTATTTACAAATTTGGTAAATCTTTAACAGGTGAGATAACTCACATTAAGATGGTTGAAGGAGATCATGTAATTGAGTTTCCATTTGTTGATGGAAATAGACATTATGATGCATATAAAGAGTGGGTAGCAGAAGGGAACACAGCCGAAGCTGCTGATTAGACTGGTTAGTTAATAAAAATAACAGTAGAATAAAAATAAGAGATTTTTTTAAAAAATGCAGAAAATTTTTAATGCAATAGCTGTTGCTTCGGGGGTAGTTTCTTTAACCGTTGTAGGAGCTGGTTTAGGTATCTATTTAAATAAAGATGCAATCATCAACAACATAAAAGAGAAGGCATTAGAGGCGGTTACAGGTAGCTTAGGAGATAGTTTAGGAGATTCATTGCCAATACCTGATGCTACTGGAGATGTAATTCCTTCAATGCCTAAAATTCCATTTTAAAATTGTCTGAAATAAATCAAATAAATATAAATAAATTAGAAATTATTCCAATAAATAGTTATATTCATACGCCTATACAATCTATACCTTTTAGTCCTCCTGTAACTTTAACTATTGGTAATCCCATAATTCAAGTGCCAGGTTGTGTTGTATTTAATCCTGCAAATGAAAAATCAATAAAACTTGTAACTGAAGATGATAGAGGTAATAGAACTTTATGTGATGGAACTGTACCATATTTCTTTCCTATGGATTATGTTCCTGAAGATTTAATTTTTGTAGAAGATGTAGCTGCACCTAATGTGACTCAAGCTCCAAAATTAGAAACTCCTGAGCCTAATTTAGATAATATTCCTGCACAAAAAGAAGTTGAATGCCCTGCTCCAAATCAACCAAGAGTAGGAGACTTAACACGTAATGGTGAAGAGATAGTCGTAGGTCATGAATTACAAGGAACAACTTGTGTTGTATTGTATGAACCAAGTTCTCCAGTAGAAAAACTACTTCCTAATACTAGTCAAATTAGTACAACAGCTGCAATTGCTGTAGTAGCAACAGCTTCTGCTGCAGCAACACCCTTGTTATTAAGGTTAATAAAACCATTAATAAAGCAATTATCTAAGAAAATTAAAGGTTTTTTTGGAAAAAAAGATAGAG